TCAGGCATCTGGCAGATTCATCCTTTCTGTGAGGGGAATACCCGAACAACTGCTGTGTTCATGATCAAGTATCTGCAAATCTTCGGCTTCAACGTAAGCAATCAGGTTTTTGCTGAGAACTCGTGGTACTTCCGAAATGCGCTCGTCAGAGCAAACTTCAATGATCTGCAAAACAATATACATTCTACAACTGTGTTTCTTGAGCAGTTCATGGAGAATCTTCTGACAGGCACACAGCATGACCTGAAAAACAGATATATGCACGTTGACTACTCGGATGCTGCCCAAAGTGCCACTCAAAGTTGCCAAAGCGGATGTTTCAAAGTGCCAAAATTGCACTTTGGAAGAATTAGCAATTCTACAAGCAATTGCTCAGAATCCTGCTATCACTCAAAGGGAACTAGCAGCCACAACAGGTACTTCTGAACGAACGATAAAGCGGAGAACAGTAGACTTGCAGGAGAAAGGCTTGCTGCGTCGCAAAAACGGCAAGCGGAACGGTCTATGGGAAATCCTTGTGGAAATATAGGTAAATCAGCGTGTTTGCGTTCCATACGATTGATTCGGACTTGTTTCCGAAAACGCAAAAGTGCCTTTGACCTTTTTCCGAGAACATATAAGCCGATGATTTTTCGGTTATGACATCATTTCGGGGATTTCGAGCCACGTTGAGTGCGTAGTAAAAATGACAAGGCAATAAGGCTCTAAAATGGCTATTTTGCGTGGTTTTTGGCACAATGCAAAATGTACAAATGAAAAATTCGCAGAGTATTGCACAGTATTTTGTATGTCTGCATGTTTTCCATATACAGATAAGAAGTATTTTGTAAAATTTCGGTTCTTACTCACTCGACCTCAATTAACGCTTTCAATCGGTAAAATGTGCGTTTTTGTGCGTTGGTGGAAAGATAGCTGATATGCTGCTTAAAATTGAAAGTTGTAAAGAAAGCATAATGCAACAAAACCCCTCTGCTGGTTTTCATTCCAACAGAGGGGTTCGTTCGCTATGCTCACATTTCTACACTCACAATCACGCCTGATTTGAACGCAAAAACAATATGGTCATCGAAAATCGTGATCTTTGAAAGCATATGTCTTGCAAGCGTTTCATCATATTCGGCGATGCTGTGGTCTGAGGTAGCGATAAATTTCTTTAAATCGTTGATGCGTTCCTTATAATCAGAACGGGTGGTTTCGTCCATCATAAGTTGTTCACGCTGTTCCTTCAGCCGGAAAATTTCCTCAGCAATATCATCATAACCCTGATGATTTTCTATTCTGATGGTCAGTTCCTGTTGAAGTTTACGCAGTTGCTCATCGATTTTCAGAATATTTGCAGATTTTCCAACGGTTAATGCTTCCTCCAGATTGTCCTGCAATATCTGCAAGTATTCACCGCTGTCGCCGATCATCTGATTTAATGCAGCAACAAAGGCTTTCTGAAGTTTATCTTCATGGATACTTCTTGCAGAACAACTGTTATGGTCATGCAGTCTTGAACTGCATCGCCATACAGGTGTTTTCCTGCCATGAATATTCCATATGATTCGCTTATATCGTTCATTGCAGTTGGCACAGTAGGTAATTCCCGTCATGCAATATTTTGAACTGTATCCACGTCTTCTTCCCTGGCAGTCACGGAGCATTCCACGTCTTGCAATTTCTTCCTGAACCAGCATAAAGGTTTCTCTTGACACTATGGGTTCATGATTTGACTCGACATAGTACTGTGGCATATCGCCGTTATTCTTGACACGCTTTTTACTGAGAAAATCAATTGTGTAGGTTTTCTGCAAAAGCAAATCTCCCATATATTTTTCATTTTCCAGTATTTTACGGACAGTGGTATCATGCCAGCGTTTATTGCCTCTGGATGTTTTAATGCCATTCCGTTCAAGACCTTTGCAGATTGCCTGACAGCTTGAACCGTTGAGATACTCTCTGAAAATACGCCTTACAATTTCGGCTTCCTTTGGATTTATGACAAGATTTCCGTTTTTATCTTTATCATAGCCCAGAAAACAGGTTGTATTTATCATTGGTATTCCCTGCTGAAAACGATACTGCATTCCAAGTTTTACGTTTTGGCTTAGTGATTCTGATTCCTGTTGTGCCAGTGATGCCATAATAGTAATCATGACTTCACCTTTAGCATCCATTGTGTTGATGGATTCTTTCTCAAAATAGACAGGAATATTCATGTCCTTCAGCATTCGGATGTAGTTCAGGCAGTCAACCGTATTTCTGGCAAAACGGCTGATCGACTTGGTAATAATCATATCGATCAGACCCTTTTTGCAGTCTTCAATCATTCTGTTGAATTCTTCTCTCTTTTTGGTGGAGGTTGCACTGATACCATCATCTGCATAAACATTTACAAGTTCCCATTCCGGCTTACTGCGGATAGATTCCTCATAATGAGAAATCTGTGTTTCATAACTGGAAGCCTGTTCTTCCGTATCTGTGGATACCCGACAATAGGCAGCTACACGAAGTTTTTTCACTTCAATTTTGGTGGCGGTATTTCCAACTCTCGGTTTTCTTGGTATTACGGTTACCTCACGCATTTTCTTTCACTCCAATCAAACTATATAGGTATTCTGCCTGTTCTGCTGGATTTTCAAATTGTTTTGAAGGAATATCCATGCAGAAATCATGAAGGATACTCGGTTCGATACATCTTTTTTTGCCTCGCTGACAATGTGCAGCAGAGCGTTTTTCGATCTCTGTCTGCACCGACGCAAATAACGCTTTATCGATAATTGGCGGATAATATTGATCGCCCAGATAAATTTCTCTTTGCAGCATTTTCTTGATCTGGCTGTGACAATTATGCAAGCCTGCTGTTTCTGCCGCTTCTGTCAGACTCATGCCATTAAGATAGTTGTGAAACATGGTATTCAGAATGCAGGCTTCATTTTCATCAATGACCGCTTTTCCGGATTCTATTCTGTAGCCATACATTGCAGTTCCTCCTTTAGTTTTAATCCGCATTTCAAATAAAAAACAGCTGTTTTTCTGTCGGTAATGACGATTTTATCAACATACTCTGTAAACTGTTCCTCGTCAAAGGCAGTGAGCATTTCACTGTGATCAATCAATTTCATCAGCTTTTCTGTTTCACGCAATAGAATTGCACCCTGAGATTCTGCATTTGAACATTGCATCATTTCCATACGATACAGATCTTCCTGCTTTTTCATATCATTCAGTTCACGATTGAAAACCACATTGTCTATCATATTCTGAGCCCTCAGCTTACGGAGATTATCCGTTCTGACTGACAGTAATTTGATTTTTTCCTGCAATTCTCTGATATGGATGACATTTTCATCACCTGCGGATGCTGCAACAGAATCATAATAGGGTTTCAGCAGAATTCCTTTTGCGTATATGAGTTTATTGATCATTGTAACAAAAGCTGTCTTTAAACTGTCGTCACGGATGCTTTTCATATCGCAATGTGAAATATCGTTGATATGTGTGATACAACACCAGGAAATCCGATTATTTGACTGCCTTTTCATGACACTGCCGCAGTTACAGAATATTTTACCGGAAAAGCAATATCTGTTTTCGTATATGCCACTGCCTTTCTGGTGGTTTCTTGCTCTCCACCGGATCGTTTCCTGTGCCTGGTCGAACAATTCTCTGCTGATAATGGGTTCGTGATGATCGTGAATCAGAAATGACTCCATTTCGCCGTGATTCTTCTTTCGTTTGAAACTGTCTGTTGTAAATGTTTTTTGGAACAGAGCATCGCCCATATACTTTTCATTACCAATAATATTCAGTATGCTTGTGCTTGTCCAGTTAGCTCCTTTTCTTGGAATAATACCATCAGCGTTCAGCTTTTTGGCGATTCTGTGTGAACCGAGTCCGGAAACAACCATTTTGAAAATGCGTTTTACAATTTTTGCTTCTTGTGGTTCAATGATCATTTCTCCATCTGCATTGCGTGTGTAACCATATGGTACACAACTGAACTTAAATGTGCCGTTTCTGAATTTTCTCTGGATCGACCATTTCAGGTTCTTTGAAATCGACATTGATTCCTCTTCAGCCATGCTGCTTAAGATAGAAAGAATCAATTCACTGTCCATTGTACCGGTATTGAGATTTTCCTTTTCAAAGTATATCGGTATTTGTAGCCGGATCAGTTCTCTGACAATTGACAGACAATCTGCTGTGTTTCTGGAAAATCTGCTGATTGATTTGGTAAGAATATAGTTGACTTTACCATTTCTGCAATCCTGAAGCAGAGCCTGTAAGCCATCACGTGTGTCGGAACTTGTACCTGAAATGCCTGAATCATAGTATATTCCGGCACATTCCCAATCGGCATGAGCCCTGATGCAGGATTCATAGTGTTCCTTTTGTGTTTCAAGGCTTTCAAGCTGATCATGATTATCTGTTGAAACACGACAGTAAGCAGCTATACGACATAATGTTTGCTTTTGCTTTTTCGCTTCGATTTTTCTTACAATCATAAGCTTCCTCCTTTCCGTGTAGTATGTTAGCTCTTTTTCGATGATATATCAAGCGATTTTGGAAATAAGTCTGCAAGTATCGGGGAGAATTTTTGCCTGTTTAATTCCTGTAATTTGTCATACTCGACAGTTGTGATCAAACCAAGATTTAAGAGCATTTTTGCTGTTTTGTCTGCCCGATGATAATTCAGCTCATCCAATAGTTTCTGTTGTTCCATCAAAACACCTCCTACAGTGTCTATGGAAATGAAAATCTGTTTTGACGAAAAAAATCCCCACGAAATATGAAAAAAATCATACTTCGTGGGGAAGGGGTCAGATCATCTGATTTACTTTTTTCTGCACTTCGTTGTAGTCATAACCTGCATCAGTCAGACGTTTCTTTCGTTCCGCACCATTTGACCACTTACCCTGAATGACTTCACGGGCAACTTCGTCAACGGACTTCTTTACAGGATACACCTGCTTACCGGAGCTGTCAAACACAGCATATCCCAATTTGCAGGCTTTCTTGGCATTTTCAAGAGAAGAAAAAGCCCCGATCTGCGATTTGGCATCGGACCAGGACTTTCTTACTCTGTAAAGCTGTTTTGCCGCAGGTGCAGGAGTAACGGCGGAACTCATATATCCCTGTACCTTTTTCTTGAATTTTGACCAGTGAGGCAGAATGTAGAGTGGACACATCTTATAGGAGTTTCTCGCTGTATTGAGATAATCCACAGTACCCGACTTACCATCTTTGACATTCAACCAGTGGGTATGTGTGTAAAGATGATCGATGCCGAGATTGTATTTCTTCAGCAAAGCTGCCGCCAATCTCGCACAGTTATCTTCCGACTTCTTATCTGTCGCATTATACGCAGATGACATGATGCACTCGATCGCAATTGTTCTACGATTGCCATTACCACTGCCATCAGCGGCGTGCCAGCCGCTCAGACTGTGGGGTAGATTCTGCCATGCACAGGTATTGTCCACATAATAATGCACTCTGACATCGTTCATATTGCCATTGACGGTTGCTCTTGTGTACTGCTCCGCAGGTGTCGTTCCGCTTGCTACGGAAATCCAATCGGTATTGTGGACTGTTACACCGATAACTTTGCCCTCCATTGAAACAGATGGCATATCGATTCTGTTTGGATTATGTTTTGTGAGTAAATACTCGTTGATTTTCACTCCGTTCAGAGCAGTTAATGTATCAGGTCTTAAAATAGCCATTTATTCGTCCTCCTTTTCATCTTCGGTTCTGCCTACTTTCGTTTGCAGAACATCAATTGCTTTTTTGAATGCAGGCGGGAAAGGGATTCCCATAAGAGATGTATTTTCTACGATGGAAAGCAGTTCATTCAGGCAAAAACTGATACAAACTGCATCTCTGATGTAGTTTGTGCCAATGAGAATATCAATTCTCACACCGACCACAACCATAAGCAGAATACAGAATTTCTTTGCAAGACCAACCCAGCCTGCTGTGCTGTTGAGCGTACCGCTTTCGCTGTGTTTGGATTTGCCCATCGCAGCAGTCACGATTCCCGTTACAAAATCAATGCCCATAAAAACAACGAGTGTTGCAAGAGCAGAATCCCAGCCACCGAGCAGCGTTGCGATAAATCCGCCGACAATGCCTGCAATCAGGCAAATGGTATCTTTCATAAGATCACTCCTGTTACAATATAATTAGTCGGGTAACACCTTACAAGCCGGTAAGGGTTTACACGCATTTGTTACTTAAGCTATACTGAAAGCAGTGATTGGACTGACGTATCACTCCTTGGGACAAAGTGCCCGTAGCAAAGACAGTCATCCATGCTTTCATTATAGCGTTCGGTTTATGCAGGTTGAGCCACAGAATATTGTGCGTTCGTGTCACCAAACAGATTGAATAGGTAATGAGTAAAGCATGGTTTGCCCGATTACAATATCAAATCAAGAGAGGTAAAATATTATGAACGCAATAGGTATTGATGTTTCCAAAGGTAAAAGTACAGTTGCTGTACTTCGCCCTTATGGTGAGGTTGTGGTTTCGCCTTTTGATGTTGCTCACACCGGAAGTGATTTAAGAGCATTAGCTGATTTAATCAAGAAGCTCACCGGTGAGACAAAGGTTGTCATGGAGGCAACAGGAAACTATTTTGAATCCATTGCCCGCTACCTCCACGAACAAAATATATTTGTTTCCGTAGTCAATCCTGTGTTAATCAGTGACTTCGGTGGAAACACGTTAAGAAAGCCAAAAACGGATAAGAAGGATTCGGTAAAAATCGCTTCATATGCGTTAACTTACTGGCTTGACCTGAAGGAATATACTCCTCAGGAAGATTTGAGAAAATCCTTAAAACTGCTGAACAGACAATATCAGCAGTCAATAAAGCTGAAAACCATGATGAATAATAATCTGATTTCGTTGCTTGACCTTACTTTCCCTGGAATCAACAAGCTGTTCACATCACCTTCCAGAGAATCTGATGGTCACGAGAAGTGGGTGGACTTTGTATTGGAATTTCCTCACTGTGACATGATTTCCAAGCTTACCATAAAGGCTTTTGCAAAGAAATACAAGAAGTGGTCTGATAAAAACTCATATCACTTCACAGAATCATCATGCAAGAAAATATACGCTTTTACAAAGGATTGTGTCAGCAGCGTTTCTTCTGATAAAGCAATCGTTTTCTCTGTTGTACAAGCGGCAAAAATGCTTATTTCTGCTACGGAGAACTGTCATGCCATACAGTCTGAAATGAACCGTGTTGCTTCTAAGCTTCCCGAATATGATACTGTAATGAACATGTATGGTGTCGGAAAAGCTGTAGGTCCTCAGCTTATGGCTGAAATAGGAGATCCAAGACGTTTTCACAGCAGAAAAGCAATTACTGCTTATTTTGGCTATGACAGCGAGAATAACGATTCAGGTCAGAAAACTACCAGATCAAATCCGATGACAAAGAAAGGTTCCGGAGCTCTCAAACGAACATTGTTCATCATTATGCAGGTGCTTCTGCAAACTAAGCCGCAGGACAATCCTGTTTATGATTTTCTCATTAAAAAGAAATCTGAAGGCAAGCACTATTACTCATACATAAATGCAGCTGCAAACAAATTCCTGCGTATCTATTATGCAAGCGTAAAAGAAGTTTTGAATGTCTCAGAACAGATGACATAATTGTCTATTCATGAGTTCCTTACCGTCGGCACGACATACAGAGCATTTTTATGATGTTCTGTCAAGGTTGCCGACCCGCTAAAAATTTTTTAGGCTGCTCAGGCAGTCTTTTTGTCGTGTCCTTTTTTCTTTCAGAAAATTTTTTCTGTTTTTTTAATTTTAGGGGTTGACTTTTATTTGCAGGTCTTCATAAATTTAATAGACTTTACCATCGGATGTGAATTGTCCGATGTGCCTTTGAAAGCAAGATAATATTCTCCCTTCGGAATACTTTCCAGCGACTGCATCACAGAAATAAAATCATTGGAATAAAGCCATTGAAACGATAATTGCAGGGCATTTTCCGCCTTGATTTCCTCATAAATATGCTGAGCCAGTTCTGCTCCTGTTTTATCTGTCTTTTTCACAAGATAGAATGTTGCATTTTCTGATGCACCAACCAGATAGCTTAAAAGCAGATGCATATCTGCTGAGATTGCAATTGGTGTCAGGAAAATCACAAATACCGTTCCAGCCCAGCTGAAATCGTTCTGATTGAAATACAGGGCATAGTCATTTTCGGCAGAGCAGAAATACGGATAAATCTCCGCAAAACCTGCAAGAGAACGATAACCATCGTTGTAATAGGTGTAAACGCTGTCACCATATTTTTGCAAAGTATCAGAATCGCTTTCAAATACAGAAATATAACTGATGCCGGAAATGCTTTCAATTTGTTTTTGCAGCTCTGCAATATCAGCTTTTGTTGCATAGTTTGACATATCAGGAATAATGCCGTCCCTGCCGTCAGCACCTTTGAGACTTTGAAGCCATTCTGTTTCTGTTCCTGAAAATCCATGTTCTACGGCAATAATATATGCTGATTTTCCATCGATTCCGTCAATTCCATCACGACCCGGAAGTCCGTCTGCACCATCCTTTCCATCTTTGCCCAGTAAACCATCAACGCCATTTCTACCGTCACATCCATCTTTGCCGTTTACTCCGTCCTTGCCGTCAACACCTTTCAGGCTTTCAAGCCATTCAACCTCTGTGCCTACAAATCCATGTTCTATAGCAATTTCGAATGCTGATTTACCATCTTTGCCTTTATCAGAAATCTTCTGCAAAAGCTGCTGATATAAATCAGGAGTAGGCGGAACATTACTGTTTTCGCCCTCAAATCCTGAGGGTCTGATGTGCAAAGTTTTTACAATCGTTGTTGCCCTGACTGTTTCAGTTGCTTCTGCATCATAGCCAAACAGTGACATTTTCACAGTCCCTGCGGTTAGTTCGGCAGGCAAAAAACAGTTTGTATTTTCTGTTCCGAGAACCCTGTTGTAGGTTATTTCGTCCTGTGTGAACTGCACCACCTTATACAGTGGTTTCCAACTGTTATCGAACACAAAATGTATCTTCACAAAAGCAATCTGGTCTGCTGCAATGATTTCATGCTCCAGCATTTCGATGTTCTGTCCTTTTACAAGAAATTTTATCATGCTTTCACCTCTTTCCATGTTTTCGTGCTTGTGACATATTCCATGTATCCATCAAGGCACTGGATTTTTGAAAGCGGAGATTCGATATCAACTGCATGGCTATCCCAGTTTGTATTTTTCTTCACAGCGTTCCAGTCAGCAAGAGAACCTTCATAGGTAATTTGATTCAGGGATTCACAGTAATTGAAACAGCCACCCGCAATTTCCTTGACATTTCTGGTAAGAGTAAGATTTTTCAGTTTTGTGCATCGTACAAACATTCTGTCACTAATGACTTTGCCGCCGTATCGCACCGTTTCAAGATACTGACACTCGCTGAATGTCATTGCACCAACTGTTGTAACAGAGAATGGAACAGTTACAGACTTGATTGCCGTTCCTGCAAATGCATTCACGCCAAGTTCCGTGACACGTTCCGGAATCTTCAGTTCCGTCAAGCCGTTAAGACTCTGATGATAAATATAACCGTCAATATGTGGCAGAAAAGTAGCCTTTTTGATTGCCGTAAGGGTTGTCGGAAGTGATACTGTTTTCAGATTGTCGCAATACTGAAAAAGTCGTTCTCCAATGCTTGTAACACCCTCTGAAATAATAACCGACTTGATATTTACATTGTTTTGTAATGGTGACGGATTGCTGTCAGTAGAATAATCGAATGTTGCCCCGGTACCTTTGAGGAGCAGTCTGCCGTCTGAATAAAGTACAAAATCCACGCTTTGACCGCATTTTCCGATAGAAACCACATCGCCTGTCATCTCATCAATTTTCAGCGTTAATTCGTTTATCTTTGTTGTCAGCTGACCGACTGTGATATTGTAATCTTTTATCTGCGTCTGAATTTCTGCAAGCTGAGAGAGCATATCCGTGACCTTGCATTTGCCTAAAATACAGCGGACATATCCACAGAAATTATTGTTTTCTCTGTAGTCTGTAATGCTAAGTTCTGATGTGCCTGCATCAAGTCTGATAATGCAAAGGGTGAGATATTTCTTGTAGTCTGTGTTCTGAAATCTCGGTATTGCAGGATTTGTGGCAGGTGTTCCTGCGAGAATTTCAAAGCTGACATTACGGACGTTTTCAGAAGTATTGCAACAAATTCCAACCGCCATATATCTCGGCAGGGATTCGTCTACATAGCGGGATAAGTCATAGGTATATGCTGTATCCGAAATGAAGTAATGCCCCTGAATCCAAGCTTTTCCGCTGCCGATTGTCAGTTTCAACTTGCTTGCAGACAACTTGAAACACTGCCCGAAATTATCCTGAATCCCGTCACAGATGATACTGCCGAGATAGTCATTGAAATTCTCAGCAGTATACGTTCTGTCAAGATTTTTAGAATTGAAAAATCCAAATGAAAATGCCATAAATCATTCCTCCTTAAATGTCGGCGTTAAATTTCTGCCGTTATGGTCAAAGCTTTCGATCATGCCGACAAGCTGTATTTTATTTTGTCTGATGCCGAATCTCTGATGCTCCACAGTGACGAAATCGCCAACAAAATAGTCCACGCCGTATTGAAACTGCGTGGACTGCACTGCGATCTGAGATTCGGATTTTGTTTTTATGGGAATGAGATTCTGATTGCCCTTTTCTTTCAGAAGTTCGATGTATTCAGCATCAGAAATCGGCTTTGTTACGCCGTTTTCCTGTTCTTCATCTGAGATGTCTTTTGCATCAACATACACTTCATATCTGTCAAGCAAGACAGGTTCAGAATCCGCAAAATAAGTTGTCTGCTTACGCTGCTGACCCTCGCCTTTTCCCAGAACATAGGCATAATTCTTTTTAACAGAAGTATCCGTAAAATAGTTGAAAGACAGCAGATTGTTATATCTGTCAGAGAAAATAATGTGCGGATTTACTTCCTGTAAAATGCTTCTGTCAGCACCTTGTGAGAGTTCAAAAATCATCTCATACTGTTCCTCTGCAATCTTACTCAGACGAATGTTTGCTGTTCCGCCGATTTTCTCGCAAATGGTGTATATCCATTCCATCAGATTTTCATAGCTGACCTGTAATTTTGTGGTCTGCGACCAGCAAGTGCCTTGAATTTCTCCCAGCTTCAAGCCCGGAATCAGTCTGTTTCCGCTTGTTAAAGCGTTGTTTTCTACAGCTTTCTGAACGATTGCACCGTAGGAAGTTTGTGATGTAAAATTCAGCGTTGGATAGATAATCCTGCGTTCAAGCAGACACATTAAAAATCTGCCCTTGATAATGAGATAGTCGCCGTCTTCCGCATCGGTTTCCAGTTCAACAGATTCAATCAGCCCGAAATGTTCCTTATCGTCATCACGCCCGACAATTCTGCCTGTCTGGAAAATCTCGATATTTCGGGGAGATGCGGCAATATACACCTCAAACTCTCCGCATTTGTAGTACTCAATATCCCACAAAAGCGAAGAAAAACTGTCGCAGACAGCCTCCAGAGAAATATTCAGCTTATTGTTCAAAGTAATCATGTTGTAAATCTCAATCTGCATAGATCACACTCCTAAGTATGCGTTGCGATGAATCAGGCGAACTTTGATGCGGTTCAGTCCCTCTGACGCTGTCACGTAAAATTTGTTTTCACCCGTTTTCAGATTCAGCCATGTTGAACCTGAAACAAGTCGGTTGATAATGTTGGTCATAACGCCCTCACGCTCCAGAGTAACGGTTTTATTGCCTGTTTTCGTGGTGATCGTGATGATGTCGCCCTTTTGAATATCGCCCGAAATCTGCATATATTCGTCCGTCAGAGCGTTGTAAATGGTCGGATTTTTCGCAGGTCCTCCGCTGATTTCAAGAGTGAATCCAACCTCATCACCGCTGTTATTGATGGTCATCATATCCTGCGTGTTGTACATACCAATCGGGAATGGCTCATCATTGTCAGGACAGACAAAATGAAATGCACCTCTGACACGGGAATATTCCGCAATTTGCGTTTCAGTGGAGTACCAATAAATATCGGGACAGAGAATGGAGATCTGCCCATTGGTCAGTTTTTCAAAGTTTTCCACCTCGCAGGTTTCCACAATACCCTCAGCATACACAGAAATATTTTTTGTGGAGTAGTATATCTTGATGTAGCGTGACGGCTTGACTACTCTGTAGAGTTCATGTCTGCGGAGTTCCACATCAAACCCACGCATTTCAAAAGAAATGACAACATTTCGCTTTTCAATAAAAGCATTGTTTAGATATGAGCCGTTCATTCCTGCATAGCTTGAAGTGCTGACCGTTCCCGTTGGTGGGTTCAGCCCTTTGATTTTGGAGAACATATATCGGTTTGCGGTTTTGGAAAGGTCGATCTGCTGACCTGTTTCGTTTTCGAGAATAAGCTTGTAGAACAAAATTTCACCTGCCTTTCATTGACTTTGTATATGTGCTTGTGGTATACTATTAATAAATTAAATGTGGGGCATCTGCCTTACAAATCGGAATTTAGAGGTGGATTTTATGTGGTTTTGGTGGTTTATGTTAATATGTGATTTGATCGTTCCCATTGTTATGATCATTGGTGGAAGAATGATGTGGAAACATTGTCCAAAATCTATAAATGGTATAGTGGGATATAGAACCAATCGTTCCATGAAAAATATGGATACATGGAAGTTTGCTCACAAATATTGCGGAAAGCTTTGGTGGAAAATAGGATGGTTAATGATTATACCATCTGCTTTGATACATATTCCGTTATACCATAGTGATGAAAATACGATTGGGGTTGCAGGGGGAATTCTTGTAACAGTTCAATGTATTATTTTGATTGTATCAATTTATCCGACAGAGAAAGCTTTGAAAAAACATTTTAATAATGACGGAACACGTAGATAACTTCCAGTTTGCAGAGTAAAAGGAGCGACCAAAATCGCTCCTTTCTACACCTCCACCGCATTCCTCGTCTGCCTGTAAATCTCCAGCCGTGACAGTGATTTTGGACTATTATTGGTCTGATTCACTGTTCGGCTGTTGTCGTTATTATAGTAGTTGTTGACCACAGAACTTTCAGTCCCGCTGTTCATAATCGCACCTGTCATTCCGTCAAGATTGTAGTTAAGATCAGAATTGAGCGTTACTCTCATTGTATCCGCAACACCTGAAACTGCCTTTGCTACAACCTTTTTGCTTTTGTTAATGCCATTCGCCAAACCATTCATGAAGTCAGGCATCCAGCTTTCAAAATCTGTCAGCGGTCCTACATCAGGAACGGAAAAGTGCAGATAACTGCGAATCGTATCGGCAATATTTGATACGCTGTCAGCAAGACTGCCGATCATGCTTCTCAGACCGTCAATGATGTTGGAAACAATATCCCGTCCCCAGTTCCAGGCATCAGATGCAAGACCTTTGACGTAATTGACAGCATTATCAAAACCGCCCTTAATCGTTGTATAAATACCGCTGATAATATTTGAAACAGATGATTTCACGTTATTCCAGATGCTTGTCACGGTCGAATGAATCGTATTCATCACCGATGAAATTGTGGAAGAAATGCTGCTCCAGACGGAAGATACTGTGCTTCGGATAGCATTTACCACACTGGAAACAGCACTGCTGATTGCATTCCATACACTTGAAATAACAGAACTTATGGTGTTCATTATGCTTGAAATGAAACTTGAAATTGCGTTCCAGACCGATGTAACAACACTTGAAATAGTGCTTAATGTCGTTGAAATTGCTGTATAAATAGCATTCCAGACCGTTTCAAAGAACGTTTTAATCCCCTCAAGCAACGGCGTGAGAAAGGCAACAATTGCAATCCATATGGTCTGTATCTTTTCCGAGATCAAATCCATCACGTTGCTGATGATAATATGAATCGCTTGAAAAATGGTTTCAAACAGATATTTCAAAGCCTCCAAAAGCGGAGAAATGAATTCATATATCCCATTCCATATGCTTGAAATTGTGTCATAAATGGTGGTGCAGACAGTTGAAATAACCGTCCATATCGCATTGAAAATATTTGAAAAAAAGGCGTGAATACTGGTCAGAATTCCTGCAAAGAAGTCGTAGACAGAGGTAAAAATCGTAACCGCTGTGGTATAGATCACAGTCGCTATCGTTGTAAAGAATGCTGATATTGCATTCCAGATGTTTGTGAAAAAGTCAGCGACAGACTGAAACGCAGAACAGATGCTGTCCCAGATGCCAACAAAGAAGTCTTTGATGCTTGTCCAGACCTTATTCCACGAAGTTCCAAACCAACCAAGAAACACATCTGCCACGCCACGAAGAACATTCAGAATATTGCTGAACTGGTTGACTACAAAGTCCCAGAAATGCCTTTGATACCGTTCCAGCACTGTTCCCAGTTTCCCGAAAATAAGCCGATAAATACATCAAGCACGCTCAGAATAGTATCCGTCACAAAAGTGAAAATATTTGAAATATGCTGGAAAACGCCCTCGAATACAGGTGCAAGCACACTGCACAGACCGTTCCACAGAGATTTCAGCATATCGCCGAAACTCTGAAAGTTAAAGCCCAATGCATTCACTCTGTCAACGATTCCGGATGTCAGTCGTTCAAACGTGGATTTTATCTGTTCCCAAATGGAAAGAATGCTGTTTTTGAAATCCTCGTTGGTGTTCCAGAGATGCACAAAAGCAGCGACCAGCACAGCAATTACTGCAACAACCGCAACGACAGGAGCAGAAATACTGCCGATCGCCGCACCAAGAGTAGAAAATGCCGTCTTTGCACCTGCGATCATGGTCGGAATCTTTGAAACGAACGTCATCATACTTCCGATAGAAGAAATGGTTTTACCCACAACAATCAAAAGCGGACCTAAAGCCGCAGCCATCAATCCAATTTTGATAATGGTCTGTTTTGTTGCAGGGTCAAGGGCATTTAGCTTGTCCACAAATCCCTGTATTTTGGTGATGATGTCACGAATAACAGGCATCAGAATTTCGCCGAAAGAAATAGCCAGTTCCTCAAGCTGTGACTTCAGAATGGTAAGCTGTCCTGCAAGATTGTCCTGCATGGTTTCTGCCATAGAAAGAGATGTACCGTCACAGTTGGCAATTGCACTTGAAAGCTTATCAATATCCGCAGGTGCGGCATTCATCAGAGCAAGAAATCCCGACATGGCATTTTTGCCCACAAGAGTTTCTGCGGCACTTGCTTTTTCGGATTCTGACATCTGGTCGAATGCTACTCTGCAATCCGCTAAAATATCAGATAAACTTCGCAT